TGCGCTATCCGCGCTGAAGTGCGCGAATGCTCGCTACGGGGCCAAGGCAGGGGAAACGCCAGCGGAGTGTAAACGGGAAGACTGGAAGCCGGAGACGGAGTAACTCGGTCGATTGGAGATTGCGTTAGTATAGAGGAGCGTAATCCAATTCCGGGGCGTAAGGGGGCGCTAGATAGCTTGGATCAAGAATTGAGGTCGAGCTGTCCCCATGCTACTCTACACACGCTCATCAGCGCTCTTCTGTTCGCTCCAAAATTTCTATGGAAAACGCAAGACAAAAGCGCAGAGCCAAAGGCTCTGCGCTTCGATCATTGATGATGGATTTTGTCCTGCCCTTGGGCAAGGGGGGCGGGGGGTAGCCCCTATGCCCCCGCGCAATAGCGCGCCACGGTCGCCCGGCTGATACCAAACTGCGCCATGGTCGCCGGGATGCTCGCGCCGTTCTCGCGGCGCCACGCTGCCACCTCTGCGGCGTCCGCTGCTTTGGGGCGGCCAAGGCTCGCCTTTCCCCGGTGCGTGCGTCCAGTGGCTTCCATGGCGGCGCGAGCTGCCACGCGGCCCGCTTCGCAGCGCTCGGCGATGCGATGGCGCTCCATGTCGGCGAGCTGCGCAAGCACCGCTACAATCAGCTCCCCAACGCCGCGACCGATCGGGCCTAGCCCGCGCACGTCCAGCGTCACCCCCATTTCCAGCAACCGCCGCACCATGGCCTGAACGTCCAGCGCGTCGCGGCCAAGGCGATCGAGCGCATAGACGTAGATCGTGTCGCCCTCGCGCACGTAGGACAGCAGCTCGCCGAAGCCGGGGCGCTGCGCAGCGGGAACGCCGCCGCTCACGCCTTCGTCGGTAAACTCCTTATCGAACCCGCCACCAAGGGCGGTGCGCTGCGCTTCAACGCTCTGATCGCCGGTGCTGACACGATAGTAGGCAATGCGGCTCATAAGGCCCCCGAGTCTCAAAAGATACACTCTACATATCGAGACCGTATCAGAAGTCAATTGCCGATCTTTTGATACGCTATCGGCGGCCTAATTCCGCGGTTTTTGGGAGCCTCGAAAGGTGTAACTTGTGAGACGGGGAGCCATGGGAGTGCGGGGAAGCTGGGCGCCGTTGGTGCCGGCGATCGTGTGCGCGGTGGCCGGGTCTTGCATGGGGGTTCGCCCGCGCGCGTCTATGGGATGTCGGCGTTCAAGGATTCTGTTGGTGTGGCCATGAGAGCCCCGGAATGCCATGACGCCCATTGGGGACCATGAACCCACCGGACCATGGGCATTTACAGGCCCATGGTGCCACGTCACACGATAGCCGAGCAGCTAGGGAGCGCAGAGCCGTGGGCGACGATGATCTGGACGAATGGGGCGTTGACCTCACGGGGCCGTTCGTTCAGCCGCGCGAAGATCGGTTCGACTATCTAGAGCAACCCGCCACACGGCACGAATTGATGATGCTGCTAGGGCCGGTGCAAAACGCCGTGCTGCGTCTGTTTCTCGCTGAGGCCCATGATCGTCGCGGCGATGACGGTGGGAGGCTGGAGCATCTACAGGCTGCCCGCGCAGAGCTGAGCGAGTCCTTGGCGAAGTTTCGGGCGCTAATGAACGCTGGCGTTGAACCCCGGACTGGCGAGGAGCTTTAGTGGGCGGCTCCCTAGAAATCGTTTCGCGTCCGCACTAACTGTGGATCGTTATCTAGGAGTGCCGCCGTCAATGCTCACTGCACAAGAAATCGCTACCGCAAAAGCGGGGTTCCGCTACTCTCAACCCGCCGATGTTTTCCATGAGCATGACGACTGCATCCGCTTGGCCTATGAATGGCTCGACGCGCAGAAGACGATTGCCACATCGAACGGTAAGTTCCGCCCCCTCAAGCACATCATCGAGAAATGGGCGGGACGCTACGTCTCACAATCCGATGTGGAGGTAGCAGCGGCGATGCACCCCCGCATTCGAGGAAAGTATCCTGATTTTAATCTCAGCGCCCGACTTGTGCTGCCATCCGATAAACGGCTTGAAGGGATCGGTGAGGCGTTGACGCAAGATTATCGCGATCGACTGATTCTCGACGTGTATTCCACTCGTGAGGATGATTTGGAGGGCTGATATGGCTTGGCGCGTGAAATCGTTGCCGCTCGCCGAATGGGCGGCACTTCAAGAGCATTTCGGCACCTTGCAGCTCGCGCAAGGTGGGCCCGAGAACCTAGCCATGTTTGCCAAGGGCAGCGCGGGCGATCCTGAAACGGCCATCTACATCACCGGGCCGGGCATTGCGGCGATCGAGGCCCTTTCGCCGGGTGGCTGGCAGGACTCGGGTGCGCCGTCTGGGGATGACGTTGCTTTGTTGGTGGGGGCCGGCGACCCTTGGGCCTATTTCAGGATCGAGAAGCCGGCCTAGCGCCCAATCTGCGTTGCCAGCGAGGGCGGAAGAACCCAATCCTCGCCGACGTAGGCACCATATTGCCGGAGTATCGCACGCACCGCTTGCGAGGCGTTCCATACCAGCTTGTCGGTGCTGAGCACGCCGTTGAAGTAGGTGCCCATCGCCGCGAGCTGCATGTCTATGACATCGTTCACCCTGAGGTGTTCGGCGCGCCCCGTTTGGCGTCCGTTTTGAACCCAGAGAATGTAGTAGATCATCATGCACAGGCAGTAGCGGAAGCCGCACATTCCCCGTGCCTCGGTGAGCTTGATGCCCTTCCGATTGAGGGGCTGTTGATTGTCGATCATGAATTGTGCGGTAGTTTCTTTCAGCAACCGGAAGAGTGTTTGCCTTGTATCCTCTGTAACGCCGACGCCTGTTCTGAGCTGTTTTATTTGGGGCTGTTTGAATTCTTTCGTCATGCTCACAAGACCCGCTTCTAGGTCTTGCATCTGCTTCCCTAGCTCGGTGATGACGTTGGTGGCTTCCGGCTCAAGTTCTGCCATGCGGGCCTTAAGGCGATTGGGCACCGGCACCGTCATTAGGTCGCGAGTGATTTGGTCCAGCTCCGCGCCGGCCTGATAGTCGAATAGAGCGTCGGTGTCAGCGCTGCACGTAATGTTCAGCTCAAGTATCTCGTGGGTCCGCTTCAGCACGAACACCTGATTTGGGAACTGCGACGCGATGCGCAGCGATTCCCGCGAGTTGAAAACGGCGTGCTCTTTCCGCATCTCAACTAACGTGAGGTCGGACAGCGCTATGTGATGATCGCGAGAGGCGCTGAAATACGTCTTTAGCTGCGGATTGCCGAGCGCGTTGGAGTCAGCGAGTAGCATTGCCATCGCCGCTTGGTAGCAGCGATTGCGGCCATGGGAAGGCTACGCGGCGTGCAATCGCGCGCTCGTTTTCTGCACCAGCTCCTTGAAGCCGGTAGTCAGCAGGGAGCTGGTGGGCAAGCTCGTTATGCCTGCCGTCTCGATTTGCTCGTAATCCACAAATACCTCCTCATCGCTTGAGCACATGGCGGCGAGAACGGCGGATTTGCGCACCGTAGCTGAAACTAGCTGTCGGGGCGGCGCGTCGAGGCCCAGCAATGCCCGCACGTCAGTCGCGGCGTGGATCGGCATTGCGCGCCGATAGAGGTGCATCGCCGAATAACCACGCGATAGGGACCAACTAATTCCCCGGGCCGCTTCGGCGGCGGTGTGGGCGAGCGCACCGCGGTAGATTGTGACGTGATCCGGGAGCGCGTGCCATACCCGTAGCTCTTGCGGGAGCATGATACCGGCAGGGTCGGAAAGCCGGAGGTTTGCCAGTGTCTCCGCCATGGCCTCCCCGGCGTAGCGTGGTTCCGGCGAGTTGTAGCGATAGATCATGCGCACCGCAGCTCCGAGGGCGACACTATCTATCTCGCCGCGATCGAACGCGTCGCGAAACGCGCGTTGCCATGCGAGAGGCAAGCTAAGCACAGCCTGCGTCTCTTCGTTCAGGTGATAGAAGAACATACAGATTGCACGACGTGCGACTTGGCCGCCGGCAAATATTGCAGGAGAAAATTCCCGCATCAGCGGCTCGGCAGCGGTCATGAATGCGGCGCGATCGAGCTGGCGAAGGTAGCGACTGCCAATTTGCTCAATCGAATAGATCGCCCAAAGGCTTTCCAAAAGCTGCGTGGCTGGTTCGTTGGACATCGGTCTAGCGTTCCGCATTCGCGCTCGCCTCAATCAGAGCAGTGCCGAAATCGTCCGATCCGGCGCGGTCACGCTTCGTTATGTCGCGGCTGTGCGCGGCCATACCCAATTTGATGAGAACGGCGCTCAGAGCTGCCACGTTACGGCGATATGGCTCTTCCTCCACCGGCGTGCCCTCAAGCAGGTCGGCGGTGAACCGTTCGCAAAGCGTCGCCAAGGTCGCCGCGTTCAGCAGCAACAGGCGTTCGGCCGGTGATGGGTTGCGGTTGAGCTGCGCGGCGAGATCGACAGCCAGGGCGCGAAAGCGGCGGGCCTCCGTCGTGCGGCCATCGATCTTGCGCCCGCCCACAATCAGCGGCTCGTTGGCGAATGTGTCGAGATCAAGCGGCATCTGCGGCTTTCTGGGCAAGCTCTTGAATGGCTCGGTGCACCCGGCGCTGCATGTCGGCCGACGTAGGAGCGTGAGCGTAGACCACGGCGCGGACGGCCGACTCCGAAACGCCTGCATACGTGGCGATTTGGCTGGCGCTGGCGCTGCACGGCCACATTCTTCCGGCGGGTCGGCGGGGCTTCGTCGGAGGCGAGGTCGCATGTTCTGCGGCTGAAAGGCGCCGAGGCCGCCGCCGACGCGGCAGGATCTTGTTGCCGGCAATAACGTCCAGCGCCGCGCGGCGCGTGCATTCGGGATCCAAACCCGCGAGGGTGCACACGAGCTGGAAGTCGGGGCCACCTTCGCGAAACCACGAAAGGGCCTGACGGCGAGCATGTTCCCGCTCCGTCGGGCGATTGACCGTGCCGTTCCCAAGCGCGTCGCGCAGCGCCTCTAAGACCGTCGCCATCATTAAACGACGCTCCGGCGTCGTGTGGCTGCCGCGATTGGTGCAACCTTGGGGTGATATAACCCGAGACACTAGAAACGCACCACGGCGACATTGGCCGAGCTCGCCTCGAGGAACGGCTCTACAAGGCGTCGGACGTGCTTTGGCAACTCGTCTGCGACGTGAGCAAAATACATCGCCATGCTGTCGCCAAGCATGCGCTGCATGATGGCGGGGCCGCTGGGTAGCTCGCCGGTGCTGAGCAAGTGAATTGCCAGCTCCACGGTGGCGGCCGCGATCGGAGCCGGAATGTGGGCGGTGAGCGGATAGCCTTCGGGGCACCCGTTGGCGACGCGAGGCCATGCTAGGCGCTGCGTGGGTGCGAGCGGACGCCCTCGCCACTGCATGCGGTCCAAGAGAGCGGTCGCGGTGATAATGGCCCTTGCGCGCCGCTCCTCCGTGGCCGTGTGCCACGTCCGCGTGAAAAGGCGTTCGGACGCCAAGGCGTCCGCGGCCTCCAGAGAGACATAGGAGTTAGTGCCGACGATAGGCTGAATCATGACAGGTAAACCTTGCTAACCGTATCTGCGCCTGCGCTGCGGCGCTCGGTGCGAAAGACTTTCAGGACTTCGCCGGTGGGCAGCTCGAAACTGTCGCCGATGGCGATCGGACGGGGATGATTTATCAGCCACACGACGGCGGCGGCATCTGCCGCGCGCTCGCGGGAGGCCGGGCCGATTGTGCTTCCGGGCGTGTAGGAGACGCGCGCGACGTGCGTCGTTGCGCCTCTTCCGCCCTTGAACTGCTTGCCGTGGATGTCGCGCACTGGCGGAAACCAATGCTGCACCTCAGAATCTAGCAGGGGGCGGAGAGCGGCGGCGATCATCTTTGGTTCTCGAAAGCGGGGTGGGGTGCCGGCCACGCCCCCAAGGAGTAGGGTGGGGCCGCCGGCATTCGGGGTTGTTTTGAATGACGGGACACTCGCCGACTTGTCCCGCCCCGGCGTGAGCACCGGGCCACTGCTCTCCCTCGCCGACGCGCGCCGCCAGCGATCACTTGGCGCACCGGAATTGAGGGGAAGCCTATGCTGGCGGCGAGGTTGATTAGGCGAGCTTGATACCCTTGAGCCGCGCGGCGGCCTTCGGGTGCTCCAGCACGATCGTCGAATAGTGCTCGACGCGGGTGCGGAATGCCGGCTTGCTCTGAAGCTCGCCGAGATCGCGAACACTGATCGGGGCGGTCTGCGCGCCGAACATCGCGCCCGCGCCGAGCTTCACGGCGTAGATGCTGCCGGTGTTGTTCGCGGTGCCCTGCGTCTCATCGAAGCCGAGAATGTCCGCGCCGGTGGCGTCTTCCTCCACGATCGCGAACGGCACGCCGTAATACATGTCCACTTCGCGGCCGAGATCGTCCTTGGCGATCGTGAGCGCGTTGACGCTCCGGGCCAGCTGGCGGATTTTCTGGCGCAGCGGCTTGTTCATCAGCAGCAGCGTTGGCGAGCCGGCGACCGCATCGCACAGGCTGTCCAGCATTTCGAGCGTGAGGGCCGCACCGTTGGTGCCGGCCGTGATAACCTGATTGCCGGTCAGGCGGGCGTTTAGGCCATCGAATTCCTTGACGTTGGCGGTGCTGTCGCCGTCGAACACGGTCTTGAGGTGGGTGAGGCTCAGCGCCTTCACCTTCATGGCGTCGTGAATGGCGCGCGTGTCGTTAGCGCCGGCGCTCCACGCAATCAGTGCGGCGTCGATGTCGAGATCGCCGCCGACGATCTTGAGCGGATCGCTCAGCTGATTGATGACGCCGGTGGACTCGTCATAGGACTCGTTGATGCCACGAAAGGCGATACCGGGCAGAGTCTGCTCGCGATTGTAGACGTAGGCCGCGCCCGCGATGTTCTGGAACGGCATATACTGCATGATGGGATTCGTGCTGGCGAAAATCTCCACGACGCCGCTCTGAAGCGGGTCCGGGTTCAGCTTCGCCCATTCGGTCTGAGTCAGCATTACTTAGGCAATCCTCTCGGCTGTGCGCGTTACTTGGAATATCCGGCTGCCAGCCGCGCAAAGACGGGCAGAGCGGAGGTGTCGGGGGCCTTCGGCGTGATCGCCGGGGCCGGCGTGTCGGTCGCGGGGACAGTCGGTGGGGTGGGGGCCGCCTCCGCCTTGGTCAGCTCCGCGAGGTCGGCGCGAAGCGCCGCCAGCTCAGCCTTCAGTGCCGCCAGCTCCGGGGCGGGTTCGGGATTTGCTGACGGCGCCGCCGCTACCGCCGCTGCGTGTGCGGCGGCGTCGGGTTCCGGGTTCGGATTGGGGTTCGAGGTCTCGTTGCTCATTGGTCTCACTCTTGGGGGACGCCGCGAGCGCGGCGGTTTCGGCGGCGCGGCGTTGCAGCTCCGCAAACGCTGATTGGCGGTCGGGGAAGCCGTCGGGGTTGGACGCCATCAGCACGTCCACGGCGTTCCAAATGCCAAGCTCGGTCTTGGTCTCGGCATTGGTGAGCGCTTCCGCTTCGCTGAGCTGGTCTTGCTGTTCCGCGAAGTCCACGCCGACGCTGGCACCCTCCGGGATGGTGCCCGGACGGTGCGTATTCACCACGGCGGCAAGCGTAGCGAAAAGCCGTGCTTCCATCGCCCGCGCTTGGGCGATTTGGTCTTGCCGCACCTCTTTGAGATCGAGGCGGCCCGCGTGCTTCGCCGAGCCGGACTCCGCGACCTTGCTCAAATCGAATAGGTCCGCGCCGACGCCGTAGGTGGCGGCCATCTCGCGGAGCACGAATTCGATCGCCGAGAGGATCGAAGCAATCGGCGCGTTAGGTGCCGCGAAGCCGAATTGCCCACCTTGCGGCAGCGCAATGGCGCGGTCGGGGCCAAAATTCAGGGTCTCGTTCGCCGAGATACCGGATGCCCACGCCTGTCCATGCGCGTGCAGCTCCACCGCACGCCAGAGCGAGGCCAGCGCGACGTTCACGGCGTCCTGTGCAGCGTAGAGATCGTCGCCGCCGGGAAGCCAAAAGGAGTCGTCGGGAAGGCGATCGAACCACGGAACGAACGGGAGCACGCCATAGGGGTTGGTGTTGTCGGGGTTAGCGGGGAGGCGCTTCGCAGCCCCGCGCGCGTTCAGCAGACGGAAGCCGTTCGGCGTCCAGTCCGCATAGGTCGTATCCTCCGCACGCTCGCCGGGATAGGTGACAATGATGCGCTCGGGGTGCTGCGGATCGGAGCCGATCACGTCCAGCACGTTCGGCGTGAGAACGTGTAGCGTCGGCGTGCCGGTCGCCTCGTTCCAGCCCACTTGCAGCGCGACCGTTTTGCAAACCTCTAGATAGCGGCTCGCCTTTTTCAGAACGGCGTCGGCATTCATCGCCTTGTAGAGCGCGTCGCCGGTGACTTGATCGATGCCGGTGAAAGTGCGGCGCGGGGGAAGGCGATAGGTGCTCGCGCGCTTATCAACGATCGCGCGAACAAGGTTCACGCAGAAAATGCGGAATTTCTCGGGCTTGGCGAAACTCTGCGCGATCAAGCGGTAAGTGGCGTCGTGCTGGCGGTCCCAATAATAATTGAGACGGCGAGCGCAGCTGTCCTTGCGAACGTGCGAAGATGCCGTTATACGGACAACATCACTCCCCAATGATCCAAAGTTAAACAATGCTTGTCCTTCAGGCATTAAAACGTGGTAGTAGTATAAACTAGATTTGGAATTTTGGAAAGATAAATCGTTATCTTGGCAGCGTGTGTGCGCCGATATTCTGCAATTTATTTGCGATGAATGCGGGTAGTTGCAGCGGGACTAAGGGGCCGCGCGCCAAATAGGCTTGATACAGCTCGCGAGCTTCCGACATGGAGCGGCAAACGTCGGCGCAGGCCGGCACATGATCGCCGCCGTTGAGCGCGCAATGCACGATGCTGGCGCCAATCCCGGTGCAGTTGATACCGGCAATCTCGTAGGGGTTCAGGGTGGCGGTGCGCAGCGAATAGACGGCCCAGGCCAAGGCATGCACGAAGTCGTCGTGCCCGCCGCGCGGGTGGCTGAATTTCGGCACGGCAGCTTCGCCATCCGTGGCCTTGCCGTCCTCGTGGACCTCGAATGCGCGAAGCTCCGCGATCAGTTCCTTGAAGCGCGGGTGGATGTGCAAGCGGCCTTCGGCCGCCGCCTGATACAACGCGAGGAAGGCCACATATTTCGTGCGGCGCGAAGGGTGAACCACTTCGGTGCCGGCACTGTAGGGGCGTGTGCCAGCCCAATCGGCCACGTCCTGCGCGCCGTAGGACTCAAGCACCAGACGCTTCATGGCGTAGCCCGTGTGGTAGCCGTCGAGGCGCGTCTTGATGCCGGCCATGCGGCTGAACGGGACCGAGTCTGCGTCCAGCACATAGATGTGCTCTTCGTCGTCCAGCGCGATCTTGGCGACGCATGCGGTCGCGGTCTTGTCGCCGCGAACCGTGCCGCCGAACGCTCGGTCGAGACCGCCGCCAACGATCGATGCGGAACCCGCCGCCAGTGCATCGAGGTCGAGCGGATAGCTCTCAAGGCAAGGATCGAGCACGGCGGCGGGAAACAGAAGGTTCGCCGCGTCACCCCAGCGATTGAGGTGCAGTAGGGCGAACTTGTGCGGGAGCATCTGGCGGGCGAGCGAACGCAGCTTCGCCGGTGCGATCCACGCCGGCGACTTGTCGCAGGCTTCGTCCAAATCCGCGTATTGGATATGGCTGAACGCGATCGAAGTGTCGGGATCGTCGGCATGGGTCGCTGCCTGATACAGTTCCCACAGCTTCGAAGACTTCGATGCGACGGTGGAGTCTATCAGCAGCAGCGAGCCGGCCGTGTCGAGCAGCGAGCCAGCGAGCGCTTCGAATACTTCATCGCCGCCGTTCTTGGCGGCGTGAATTTCCGAGATTTGGGCGGCGCTGAGCTTCTTGCCCCAGAGCGCCGAGGGGTTCGAGCTGAACGCCTGAATGAGGCTGCCAGTGCTCGGCAGCTCGATACGATCGCCGAGCACCTTGACGGTGCCCGCCGCGACCAAGCGTTTGAGCAGCGGCGTTTGCTCGAATGCCTGCCGAATGGTGCGGAAGGCCGTATCAACAACCTGCTTTTCCGAGTTGGCGACAACAGCGATGTTCTCGCCGGCGCGGGTCAGGAAGCGCCACACTAGCACCATAGCGCTGGTAAGCGTCTTGCCGTGACGGCGCGGCCAGCAGAACACAGCGACCGAAACGCCGTCGCCGTCCAGCGCCTTCGCAATCTCCGCACGTTCGCGGGGACCGGGATCGAAGGGAACGAACCCGCCGGTGCCGCTCGGCACGCGCGGCTGCACGTCTGCCAGAAACCTGAAAAACCCCGCGCTGCCGCCGCGCCAAGAGGCGATCGACTGCGCTAGGCTTGACTTGGACGTGGCAGGAGAAACCGACAAGGACACACCGGAGCTGAGTTGGGGAAGCGCTACGTCACCGTGACGGTGGAAAGCGGTTCGCCGTTAGCGTCCGGCTGGGACGGCCCATGTTGCGG